TGTAGCTGCCAAGGTAGGCGGCATCACGCGGAAACTCGACCATCCCGACAGTGCCGGTCACGCCAGATGCGGTGACGATGGCCTGGGCCAGGGCAATCAGTGCGGTCCTGGTGACGGCGTCCGGTGTCGTGGTCAGCCGCTTGCGCAGCACCGCGTCCGTCTCGCCGGCAGTCCTGCGGGTGTCGCGATCTTCCGCGTGCCATTCGAGCCAGTGCGGATCGTTGCCGGTTGGCCCTACCGCGGTGCCGATCATGCTCTGGGCAAGCCAGTAGGCGACCTGTTTTTTGACCGAGCCCATGATCTTGGCGAACATCGCCACCTCTTCGGCCGCACGCTCGCGCGCCTTGTACCAGGGCGGGAGCGCCCCCCAGCCGAAGTCGAAAAGCTCTTGTTCGGTGGCGTCCAGTGCCATCAGGTCTGCTTTCCGTCGTGGACCGTGATGGCCGGCGATGCGGCCACGCGCAGAAGCGATCCGGCGGCCACGATGTCGGTGTCGTCGGGCAGACTGGCCACCACACCCACGCGGGTAGCGGTGATGCTGCGGAACGAAACCTGCGTGACCGAACTGGCGTAGGGCAGGATGGCCGCCGCCGTGAGGCTGTCCATGCTGAGATTCTGGCCAACCCGCAAGCGGTTGATTCGCGTGACCACGGAATCGATGATGGTCTGGGCCGCCGCCGCGACGTCAAACCCGCGTTCGTAGTCGGTGATCCAAACCTGGAAGCCAACGTCAGCGCGAAGTCCACCCACGACGGTGATGAGGCTACCGGCGGCTCGCCACTCTTCCAGCGTCTTATTGACGTCGTAGATCATCCGGCCGTTGCTGTTGCCATCGGCATCCGACACGTAGAGGGTCACGATCCCGGTGTCGAAGTCTTCGGTTGCAATGGCCACCCGCACGGAATCGACCGTGAGAGCGCCCTCCTCGATGGCCGCCAGGGTGGCGCGGCGCTGGGTCTGCCAGAGTGCTCGGGCCCGGGCCGCGTAGGCGCTGTCTGGCTCGGAATCGTTACCCCCGGCAAAGTCCGCCTCGTTGATGACGCTGATCGTATTGTCGCCGCCGAGGATGGAATCCACCGGCTTGACCAGCAGGCCGGTCGAGACGTTTCCGGATGCCCCGAAGTCGACCGCGGTGGCGTTGACCGTGATCGAGAATGGTCCGGTGGGGATCGTGATGTCGGCGTCGGTCGTGACGGCGACGCGCGTTCCGTCCACTCCCACTACTGTGGCGATCTGGGAGCCCGACGGGTAGGTGCCGCTCGACCCGGTGGGGCCAGATCCGCGCGAGAACTTGAGCACGCCATAGGCGCGCGTCGCCGGCTCCCTCGGTAGCCCGAGCTTGTCCAGGATGATGGCGTCGAGGTCTGCCCCCACTGCCCCACCGAACCACAGGTTGCGCACCTGGACGGCCGCCCATCCGATGATGGCATTGCCCATGGCCGCGCTCGCGTGAAGCTGTGCTTCCGTGACATCGCCATCGTAGAAGGTCAGGTCAGGACGCCGGGCCTGCGCTTCGCCGCGCCCGAGCTCGACGAGATCGTTGAAACTTGGGGCTTCGCTCATGATGCACTCTCGGGAATGTTGTCGGTGACTTCAAGGGGTGTGCCGTCGTCGCCTTTGAGCTGCACGACGATCCGGTAGGCGATCCCGTAGGTGCCAAGCCTGGTCGCGGTGACGGACAGGACCGCAAGAACGCGGGTATCCTTCATGGCCTGCGAGCGAAGGCGGTTGACGATGTCATCGATGTCCGACTGGCGCGCACGCGATTTGACGGCGGCTCGAAGGCCGGCTCCATAGTCTGGCTTGGTCGCCCACTCGCCCGGGCTGGTCATGAAGCGGCGGCGCAGCGATTGCTTGACCGCCTCGCGCCCGCTGACAAGCCGCCAGTCACCCGACGGCAGGACGTTGTAGTTGGGCACGCCGTCCCCGGCGTCGTCGCCCATCCAGATATCAACCCCGAGCTGGTCCAACATCTTGAATACCAGCGGGGTGTTGGTGTCCTCTACCCACAGGGTGAGGGTCCCGGCGTTGATTTCCGCCACAGAATCCTGTGACGACGAAGTCGCGGTCAGCTTGAACAGGACCGTTCCACGTGCAACCACCCGCGGGACGTCCACCAATCCGCCGATCCATTCGGACGACGAATCGGCCGGAAAGGTCAACAGTCCCATGCCGTCGACAGTCCGCGACGTACCACCCAAGCGGATCCGAAACGTCCCGCCCACTCCCCTGGTGACCGCTTCCAGAGACGCCGCGAACTGGACCGCATCGAAAGCGGTGAAGTCCACCGCCACTTCCGCCAGCCAGCGCTCGCCCGCTTCGGTCGTGGCGAAGTGATCGAACGGATAGGCTTGGATGGTGGTCACGCATCGGTCCCTGCAAAGATTCGGACGTTCTGAACTTCAATCGGCTTCTCGGCGTCGCTCGTGGACGCCGATAGGTGCAGAAGGATCATGCCCGCGGACTGGGTCAGTCCCGCCACGCTGGCCCCGATGGCGGTGCCAGAAAATGGGCCTACCTGGGTGCATCGGGCGGCAACTGTCGAGCCCACCGTCTCGGCGTCGCCTCCGGTGCGGAACTCAACCAAGGCGGTCGCGCCGGCCGGGATCGACACGTCAGCCTCGAAGGTGAGCGGGATGGTGCCAGCGGGGAGCCTCGACACGTCAAGCGCTGCATCGGTAAGCCAGGCCGGGCCGATTCCCCCGCCGCCAGCGCCGAGGGCAAAGATCATCGGGTCGGTTCCCAGGGTAGCCGGCGCCTCGATGAGGGTGAACATCGAATCGGCGTAGGTATCGCCAGCCAAGACCGCCACCTTCATGCCCAGGTAGAACTCGCTGGATTCGTCGAAGGCAGGATCCCGGTGCAGCTTCGCGTAGGTGGAGAATGAGCCGGGTTCTTCGATGATGTAGGGGCCATTGTTGGCGGTCAGCGATTCGGCCATGCCCGGCGCCCACGCAAAGACGCGCATGCCAGCCAGCGGGGTGACGCCGTCGGTGAACTCAAGCGGCAGCACTTCCTGGACGTTGCGGGTCCATACCCCCGCCGGACCTTGGGTGAAGCCCGCGAACGGGTCAGCGACACACGTGTAGTACCCGCGCAGCGTGCAGGCGCACACGACGGCCGGCACGACCTCGCTGGTCAGCCAGTGGCCGGGAATGGCGCGGGTGAGGATCACGCCCATCCCTTGGGGGGAGGCGCCGCGCTCCCGCGCTTTCCCCGATGTGGCTGGATGTGTCCATCTGTCATCGTTGCGGCCAAGGCCGAAGCGCTGGCTTCACTTTGCACTTGTTCTTCGCCATCGGAATCGTCAAACGAAGCGTCTTCGATGAACCGGATCGGGACCACATCGGGAAGCTCCTTCCCCTCACGGTATCCGACACAGAAACCGGCCATTTCCCCGACGGCCTTGTGCCTTTGATGGTCGTCGAGCTTCTCGAACTCGGCGATGAAGCGGGCCACGCATGGCATGGGCTTGTACGGCATCGCTACTCCAACTTCACCTTCGGCGAAAGGCTCAAGACAAGCTGCGCCTTGAGCGCCGTGATGGCTGCTGTCAGCGCTGGCGTGAACGTGTTCGTTGGGTCAGCGATGGTCTTGATTCCAAGCGCGTAGACGTTCAGGGCATCGACGAACGTGCTCAAGGCGTCCTTCTGTGCATCCCCTAGGACTGCCTTCTGCGATACCCCTACGCTGCCCAGCTTGATCGACGGGGCCTTGATGACGTAGTCCTTGTCGGTGGCTACCAGCGTGCGGTCCTCGCTGATATCGCTGTCGGCCTCGCCGCTGTCGGTAATCCCCACCACTAGGGGGCAGTGGTCGATCTGTCCGTCCGGCACCAGTACGGCCACGATCTCGCCGGGATCGGGAATGTACCAGCTTGGCTTGGTGGCCAACCTGCACGTGAGGTCGTTCCCGCCCGGCATAGTCCGCACCTCGATGTAGGTCCGCCGCCTGCCTTCGTTGTCCGTATCGACGAAGAAGTGGGGGCCGTCGTCGGGCTTGTAGACTTGGCCAATCTCACCCCACACCCGGCCGTCCTTCATGAGCGAGCGAAGCTCTTGGATGGGGAATTCGCGCGACGAGCGACCGCCGCGAAGGGTGCCTGACTTCATTGGGTAGCCTTCCCCATTCCAAACCCCAGCTTGCGCAAGATGCCGTCGACCTCCTGGACCGGCGTCATGGAATGGTCGCGCACGCCGTCCACCACCACGAAGTCGACCAACTCGGCCTCGATGTCGATTCCACTCCCGACCTCGTAATCGTAGGTCCACTCGCGCAGGCGGAGCGGGGCCTGCTTGCCGATCAAGCGCTGGTAGCCACTGGCGATTGCCTGGGCAACCTGGCGCTGGAATCCGCGGTCGGTGAGGTGGCGGATCCGCGCTTCCATGGTCAAGCCTTCGTCGCCCAGAACTTCCTGGTTGAAGTCCTGCCAGTGAATCTCGAAGGCGTCGCCCGAGCCCAGCCACAGCAGGCCGGCGTCGTTGTCGTCGACCAGGTCGCGCGTCTTGACCACGATCTTTCGCTCTCCGCGCCCGATCAGGGTGCGCATCATCTTGGCCGCCCGGCGAAGCGCTGCCTCGTCGGAGATGCCATAGACCGGGACAATGATGTATTCGTCGGTCAGCCGCTCGGTCTTGACCTTCGGCTTCTTGGCCGCCGTGGTGGCAGCGGTCGCCTTGATGTGAATGGTTTCCGACGTGCGCTTGGCCGGATCCTTGGACATCACGGCGGCCTTGCGCTTGGCCCCGCCCTCTGGCTCTTCGATCTTCTTGAGCGAACCGTCCCGGTCATCGTAGGCGTGGATCACAACCCGCGGCACCTTCTCTTTGCCGAGGTTGCGGGTCAGCTCAAGGTGCGAGATATTGCGGCCCCACGACAGGTGTTTGATGTCGTGCTCGGCAATGTCGTCGAGGTTCTTTGGCTTGGTGATGACCAGCGATAGTCCCTTGACGTAGCAGATGAACCCGTAGCGGGTGCAGACCTTGTAAAGCACGTCCCAGTAGCTGGTGTTCTGCTGAACCGGGATGCCGCGCTTGTGGGCGATGTTCTCGGCCTTCACGATGGGCAGGCTTGCCGGGTCAACGTCGCGCACCTTCACCGCCAGGCTGTGACCTGGGTCGGCCTCGGCGATGATCTTCTCTGCCCACCTGTCGAGACGGTCCCCCACAGGTAGCCGCTTGGCCGTGCCATTGGGTCGCGGTGGCCATTGGGTCTTGATGAGAATCTCGGTGTAGTCCTGGCCGGACAGCGCCGCCCACTTGCCATCATCCGAGAACGACAGCGATGCCGTGTTGAACGTGCCGGCGATCTGCGGCTCGGCATCGCCAACGAATTCAGTGCGCGAAATGCCGACGCCGGACGCGGTCTTCATCACCACCGTCTTGCCTCCCTCGCGGAAGTTGTACTGGCGGCTGGTGGCGAACAGATCGTCACGTACCGCCGTGGCGTCGCTCAAATAGATCTCGACCGCACCGGCGCGGATAAGCTGCGGATCGAACGGCAGATCCATGTAGTCGAAACGAAGCTCCCAGGAATCGGCCTGGTGGTAGCCGTTGCCGTGGATGGTCGCCGCCTTGGGCAGGACCGACAGGGAGATCGGTTCATCCTCGCTGCCCGGCCCGTCGTCGTATCCGTCGAGCACAATCGAGAGGATGGCCTTGCACCGCGGATAGAAGAGGCGCGCGCCGTCTGGGCTGGCGTTCATCTACTGCGTCCCCTGCTCGGGGATGACCAGGCTTTCCGTGCCGGTCATGACGAAAGCCGTCAGGTGGTTGGCTCGCATGATGGCCTCATAGCCAAACGGCGTCCCGTAGGCCTTGCGCGAAATCGAGTACAGGTGCTCACCCTTGAACGGCTTGTAGATGGCCTTCG